TATTATACCAACTTATCAAAATGAAATCCTATCATATGAAAAGACCTGTTTTAAAATATGTCTTAAAATAATTCAACATAAAGATACGGAATTTATGATAGCCCCAATGTCTGATAAACGTTATCTTAAAAATGACGATATGAAAATTTTCATAACAATGACAGATCATAGAGTTGAGATCACTAATCACGTTTATAATTATAATGTTAAACTACATGATAGGGATTGGGAAAGATTAACATATATTTTTGATCTTGAGGCAGATAAGAGAAGACTTAATTATGAGGGTGAAGTTAATTCACAAATCACTAACTCTCTACATAATATCTTAGACCGAGTTTCTAATTTCGATTAAAATATTATTAACTAAGGAATCTACGGATTCCTTTTTTGTTTTATATGATGTCATTATTGGTTTTTGTCCTTTTCCTGTTTGTGTATCTTTTTTTTCTGCGGTTCTTTTTTGTTGGCAGGCGGATCTTTTTTGTGAATCACTCATTTTACCTGCAACTCCAACCGCCCTACATTTAGGGTAAGATCCTTTAGAAGTATCCTGTCGTCCACATGGGGGATGTTTACCGTCAACTTTACTACAAATGTTAACCCAAGGACCTTTTGGTTGAGAAGACCCTTTAGGTTTCTTCTTTTTACCAAACCAAACTCCTAAATCTTCATTTATTGTATGAACATCGTGAGTATCAACGTTATGAGTTCCATCTTTACCTTTTTCCCAAACACCAACAATTCTTTTTAAATTATTTTTTAAACTTTTTTTAATTGCGATATCATTTAATTTATTGTCTATAAATTCATAAAAAGGACCTAACTCACTTTTACTCCATTTTTTTAAACCAATTTCAATTGGACCAGTATATTCACCAGCGGTAACACTTGTACTTGCTTCAGTTATTTCAACCCATTCATTTACAGGTACAATTTTTTTATTTTTACCAGGTGTTTGGTTAATATTATTACCATCATCATCACTAAATGTTGAGTTCGGGTGTTTCTTAATATAATTTGTAACTTTTTTTGCTTTAGACTCTATTTTTTTGATTTGTTTTTTTGTTTCATCCATTGACCCATCATAACTATCAAATTCTAACATTGGACTATCGTATTTTGATACAGGTATTGTGAATGGTCCGTTTTGAGAATTTTTAAATTTTCTAATACCTAACTGCATTGGTGCAATATATGAACCTCTACTCCCACTACTATCTGAAGTTGCTTCATATAAAACTTTCTTTATTATTTGATTTAAATCCATAATTTGTCTACTATTATAAATATCAACACAATACAAAATGGAAGAACAAGAAAATGAATTATTTGGTAACCTGTTTGGAACCATCAATTTACTAAGTGAAGAACATTTAGATGCAATTCTTATATCTATGAATAAAGATCACGCATTATATTATTTAATTGAGTCAGTTAAAGCATCACATAAACGTGGTGCATTTACAATTGGTGAATCTGAAGTTATATCAAAAGCCATTAGAGTGTTGTCAAAATTGGAAGAACCTAACCAAACTATTGATAAATAAAAAAGGAGACAATTACTTGTCTCCTTTCTCTTATTCTGTTTTATTTGATTTACGAATATTCTCAATACCCCACATAGGTTGTAAATTATCTAAAGACCAACATCTCATAAACTCTTCATCTCCCATTTCAGAGATATTAAAATGAGTTATTGGTAATTTATGATCAACATGCCACTCACCATAATTATTCCAACTCATTGTGTCCTTGAATTGTAATTCTAAATGTGTTATTAATTGTTCAGGTGTGTATTGTAGTATATCAAAGTAATGTCCGTATTTGTCCACATTACTTTCTTTTAATACAGTGTAGATTGCAGTTCTGAAATTACTGATTAGTTTATAGAGGGGGTCTCTTGCTTTACGATTTCTTTCGTAATCACGTTTTATTTGGCGAATTTTATCAATATTTTTTTCACGGTATTCTTTAAGATATTCTTTACGATGTTCTTTATTTTGTTCATACCAAGTTTTGGATTTATTAGACATATACACTTTATTAGAATCTCTCCATTTTTTATCAGCAACTTTTTTACCACCAATATTTCGTCTACCCGATGACCCAAGGACAATACCATTACTTCTTAATGTATTTAAGATAATTGTTTTATGTATTTTTAATTTTTCACTAATAGTGGGGGAACCTAATAAGTCTTCAGTGTATAACTTTATTATTTCCTTAACTTGCAATTCTGTTAATTCTATTTTTCTCATATACATAAATATAAGTTATTTGACCAAAAAACATATAGTTAATGTAGACACATAAAAAAAGGGACAATAAATTGTCCCTTTAGTGTTATTCTTTAAGATTTTGATTATCTCAATTCTCTTAAATCGAATGTTCTAACACCATCTACAGTAATTCTTCCGTAAAAGCGATTATTTACCATTTTTTTCGCGTATCTTGTCATTATTCCTTTAATCGGAGTAAAGTTGAACGGATTGTACATTGTAGGTGTTAATTGTAGAGGTACGTACGGTGCGTAGATGTAACCTGTGTCTAACAATGATGTTCCTTTGTGTCCTACTAACACTGTGTTAGCTGGGAAGTAAGGGTCACGGTAAACTTGGTAACGTCCTGCAAGAGTACCTACTCTTTCAATACCCATGTTATACTGATCTTGTTCAGGAGATGCGTTAGATACGTGGAAGTATTCTAAGTCATCAAAGATAGCTGAAATCTCAGAAGAAACTACGATCCAGTTAGCTCCACCTCTCAAAGTTGATTTGTGGATTTGTGCTGACAATTGGTTAATCGCAGTAATCAAAGTTTGATTCCAATCTTTTTGAGTGTAAGATGTTGTTAAAGACAATCTTCTCCATCCGTTGTAATCCCAACGTAAGTTCCAAGCCGCTCCTTTTCTCAAGTCACGTAAGATCTCACGGTCAATCTCAGCTGCAACTTGCTCAGATAACAATGCAGTTAACTCAGCCTCAGCGTCGATGTTATGGAATGCAGCAACGTCTTGAGCTAACTCAGGAGACCATTGTGCTCTTAGTTTTCTTTCAGTTACAGAAACAGTTACTGATTCTAAATCGAAAGAAACCTCACCGATTTTATCTTCAAACTCTAAGTTTTTGTATCTTCTGTAAACCGCAGTAAATGCAGTATCTTGACTAATCTCACTTAAAGTTGTTCCTGTGTATCCGTCTAATGTAGTACCACAAGTAGCACATACAGGACAAGATAAATCAACTTCTAAATATATACAACCTTCTGAGTCACATATGTCATAGAAAGAACCACCGTTTCCACCTGTACTATTTGAAGAACTTGGGAATGTAGTTTGTGTTTGTTGACCATATTTAACGATTCCTTTACCGTAGATTTGAGTTACAACTCTAAACAATAATGGACCAGTACCTACTTCACAAGGTGAACCTGCCGCAACTGTTAAACCTGAATCAGCAATGATTTTAAGGTCAGATAAGAAAGTTTCAGTATCTATCTCGTTACCATCAGGTCCGATTAATTTACCTTCACCAGCTCTGTTAAAGTCACATAGACTGATAATAACTTTTCTTGTTCCTGTAGTTGCAGTGTACAATGCATTATTATTACCCGCAGCCACTAATTGACCAGTTGTTGGACTCCAAATTTGTACGTTTGTATCTGCAGTAACTGCAGTCCATTGACCTTTAGAGTAATCAAACAATCCTGGAGGATCTAAACCTGCTTCACCACCTTCGTAGAATAAATCGTAAAGGTTTTTAGCGTAAGGTACACCTGTTGATCCACCTGGATATCCTGCGTTTTCATCTGCAGTTGGTCCACCTGGAGATCCAATTGGTCCAAAGTGTGTTCCACCATTTGCACCAGAACCATCTATGTATCCTTGGATACGAGGTACAAAGAAGAACAATTTACCGATTGGTAAGTTCATTGCTTGTACAGAAACGATATCGTTAGCCAACAATTTAGAGAAAACTCTTCTTACGATAGGGAAAACAACTGTTTCAAATGCTCCGTTGGAACCTTCAGAAGTTGCTTCGTTAATCAAGAAAGAAGCTTGGTTTTCATATAACTGTGCTACGTTTTCTTTTAGGTGGCCTTTAAGGCCTTCAAGGAATCCTAATTTATCCCATTTGTTAATAGTATCTTCTTTGATAACTTTAAGGTGTTTTAACCCGATGTTACCAACAAGACCTGATTCTAATAATGCTCCCATTTTTTTGGTTTTTTATTTTTTTTTAGTTTATTTTTATTTTATTTTTACCATTAAATCTTTCATTCTCAAGAACTGAGGATTCTCATAAGTTTTAGATTCAATCAAATTAACGGCCGATCCTGATACAGGAGTTTTAGTGACCGATTTTTCGAATGACTCATTAATAGAGTTTTCCTTAGTTTTTTCAGATGAGAATTCATCTTTTAATGATTTGTAAAGACTTTTAGATTCTTTAAGTGTTTCAACATTGTCGAATCGTCTAAGTATATTTATTTTTTCTTGTTTTGTTGTTGAATGTTCTGTAAACAGTCTAGTTGCGTAAGCCAAATTAGAGTTAAAGATTGCCACTTCATTTAATTTAGTTCTGAAAAGATTCAAAGCTTTTCTGTACTCTTCATTTTTAGACTTTAGTAATTCCACTTCATTTTCACTAATGTGTCGAGGAGCTGCTTTTGGTTTTGGTAAACCTTTTCTTCCAAATTTTGTTCCCGCACCTAATGTACGTGAAGCTTCTGTAGTTTCTCTTCTCTTTTTAATTGGTCTGTATTCACCATCTAAATTTTCTCCATCTTTATATGAGAATTTTTTAGCACTTCCTGTATTGATCATTTTTTTACCTTCTTTTTGTTTGGTAGTTTTATAATCCATAACTTGTCCGTACTTGAATTTAGGTGAACCCATTCCAACTCCTTTAGCTTTAAATTTTGATTCCATTACATGATCCATGTCTTCTTCATCTTCAAAATCCATTTCTTCATCTTCATCTTCATCGGACATACCGAAGTCATCCATTTCAATTTCATACAAATCTTCATCAACATTAGTTTCGTACATTGGAGTTTCATACATTTCTTCATTATGTCTACTACTCATACGTCTTGGTCTTTCTTCAAAATCCATTTCTTCATCTTCATCGGACATACCGAAGTCGTCCATTTCAATTTCGTATAAAGTTTCGTCTAATGTAATATCTTCATCTTCATATTCATCTTCATATTCATCTTCTTCATCAAGTTCATCTTGATATTGTTCAGAAAGTTGGATAAAATAATCGGCTCCTGTTTCACTATCCGATAATGTAATGTTATTATTCGCATCTCTCTTTACGATAACTCCATCTTCGTCATCCATAGATTTAAAAACTTTAATTACATCTGACATATCTGCTCCAGTCATGTCAATTGCATCATCATCTTCCATACCCATGTCAATGTCTTCCATGTCGTCATCTTCCATGTCATCATCAGTAGCTATAGGTTCATCACCTAAATCTACATCCTCAACATCATCTACTTGACCTTCAG